TTACCAATAGAAAACCTAATCGCAGCACCACTTTTAGCTGCAGCTGAAGGACAAAAATCTTTAGCATCCACAACAGCTCAGTTTATTACTGAAGTTGGTATGGATAGTAGTGGTAATACTAAATCAGTAACATTCAATTATGAAGATGGTTCAGAAGATGTAAAACTAGATGTTCCATTATTATCAATCATCAATATACCAAGTTTATCAGTTGATAGTATTGATGTTGAGTTTAATATGGAAGTTTCAACTCAAAGTTCAAGTAAATCATCAACAGACTCAAGTGCAACTGTAAATGCATCTTGTGGGTTTGCATGCTGGAAAGCATCCTTTGAAGGAAAAGTTTCACATCATTCAGAAAGCAACCGAAGTTCAGATACCTCAGCTAAATACAGTATTTCTGTTAAAGGAAAGCAAGAAAAACCAGAAGGTTTAATGAAAGTTTTAGATATGCTAAATAGTTCTATAGGTAAAACAAAAGGAGCTTCAAATAATGACAACCAACCAGGAAGTTAAGCAAGGGAACTTTTTAGACCATTTAACTAAAGGTTTATATGATGCTGTTGTTCAAGCACAAGCATTAGCCGAAAATCAACATATTGAAGCAATAAGTAAATATGTAAATGAAGATGGCACACCTAAATGTATGAGAATGGTCGTTAATAATGAAAACGTTATGGTTCCTTTAATGACGTTAGCACCTCAAAGTTCAATTAAAATCAAAGAATTAACTATGGATTTAAAAGTAAAGTTAAATAACTTTGGTAAAAGGAAGTCTAAAGGTGGTGGCGGTATTTTCAGGAAGAAAGACGCTGGAGCTGTTAGTGTTGATTTAGGTTCTTCGATATTATCTTCTAAGAATAATTATGCTAATTTAAAGATAACATTCGAGGGCAGTGACCCACCAGAAGGTATCGTACGTTTGAACAACCATTTAATTAAGCAAATACCATAATGGCTAATTTAAATCTTAATGGAGATGTTTCTCAGAATGAAAAGATTCTTGAGATGGCTTACAAAGACTTAATTGTTTTTGGTAAGTTATTCTCTCCACAAGACTTTTTAGCATCAGCAACACCTGCTTTTCATGAAGATGTAGGTAAATTGCTTTTAAATAGGGAAATTCAACAATTGGCTCTTGTATTGCCTCGTGACCACGCAAAGTCAACCTTGGCGGCCTGTGCTGTTTTACATAGGTTTTTATTTGCGCAAAAAGATAGCCCAGAATTTATCGCTTGGGTTGGCGAGGCACAAGACCAGGCTATTGATAACCTTAATTGGATTTCAACTCATATATATGAAAATCCTGCAATCCATTACTATTTCGGAGACTTACAAGGCGATAAGTGGACGAAAAACGAAATTGTATTAAAGAATAATTGTAGGATGATTGCGAAAGGTGCATCACAGCGTCTTAGGGGTAAAAAGCAATTATCAACAAGATATACTGGAATTATACTTGATGACTTTGAATCTGAGCTAAATACTAAAACTCCTGAATCTAGACTACAAATAAAGAACTGGGTGACAGCTGCTGTATATCCAGCGATTGATTTTGATAAAGGTGGGTTTTTATGGTGTAATGGTACAATTGTGCATTATGACTCATTCTTAAATGGTCTTGTTAAAAATTATCACTCAGCTCAAAAAACAGGAGAAGAATACTCTTGGGCAGTAGAAACACATAAAGCAATTAAAGATGACGGTACTCCGTTATGGCCATCACGTTGGCCTTTAAAGAAAATTGAAGAAAGAAAGCAATTTTATATAGATTCTGGTACTCCTGCTAAGTTTTATCAAGAATATATGAATCAGGCTAAATCTCCTGAAGACCAAATATTCAGTGAAGAGGATATAACTAAAGGATTCTATTCTGGGGATGTAAAATTTAACGAAGAAGCAAATTCATGGTATATAAAATTTGAAGATGGGAGTTTAGAGTATGTTAATATTTATATGGGGGTTGACCCTGCTTCGACACTTAGTTCTAGGAACGATTATAGTGTTATTATGGTTATTGGCGTTACTGCTGAATACGATTATTATGTTATTGAATATTGGAGAAAAAGAGTCTTACCGATGGACTGTGCAGACCAGATATTTAAAATTGCAGAACGATACAATCCAATTAAAAGAATAAATATTGAAACAATATCATATCAAGAAATGTTAAGGGATTATGTGTCTAAGCGTAGCAAAAAAGAAGGAAAATTCCTTCCTGGTATAGAAATGGGGATTAAAGGATATGGTAATCAAAAAAAGAAAGATAGATTATTTGAAGGTCTTCAACCAATGTTTAGAGCTGGAGCAGTACATTTAAAGAAGGATATGCATGAGTTTATTGGTGAATTGCTTGATTTTCCAAAAGGTTCTCATGATGATACAATTGATGCATTTTGGTTATCAACACAATATGCAAAAGGAAATAAAAAGGCAGGAAAAGTTAAAAAACTTAAAAATAATAAAAATGAATGGGAAAGACCTAAAAAAAGGTATAATTGGATAACAGGTTCAAGGTTTTGATAAATTAATTAAAAGTATTATATTATGAGCTATGATAGAGCAAGATAAAAGGGTAGAACAGGTAAGAGAATTATGGAGACGTTGGTCTGATGCTAGAAAAGAGTGGGAAGACCATGCGAGAGAAGACATTGATTTTTATTTAGGGAATCATTTCTCTGAATCAGAAATTGATGCATTAGAATCAAGAAATCAATCAAGCATTCCACTAGATAGGCTATATTCTGCTATTGAGCAGTTTAAAGCAATCATAACATCTAAGCCACCTAAATTCTCAGCAATGCCAAGAGAAGACTCTGATAGTGATTTAGCTAATATATGGAAAACAATACTTGAATACATATGGCATGTATCTGACGGAAATGAAGTATTTAAACAAGTTATTCATGATTATGCTGTTACAGGTCTTGGTTATTTTTATGCATATGTAGATAGAGAAGCTGATTATGGTCGTGGTGAAGTTAAGTTTACCTATATAGACCCATTTAGAGTTGTTGTTGACCCGAATGCTAGAAATAGATATTTTGATGATGCAACAGGTATGATGCTGTCAACTATATTTACTAAGTTTCAATTATTAGATTTATATCCTCAATTATCAGAAGTAAATGAAGAAAATGGTAAAATGCTTATTGAAGAGGTTGAAGGATACAGTGAAGATGATACATTTCCATCTCCATTAAATAAAAGAACAAAAGGCTCATTTACTCCTGATTATATTAAAGATTTAGATAAAGGAGAAGGGTCTGAGAAATATCAATTAATTGAACATTTTTCTAAAATTAAAGTTCCTTATTATAGAATTTTAAATATGGAGACTCAAGAAGAAAGAATACTTGATAACGAAAATTTACAAACATTTATAGAAGATTCAAAAATACAAGAAGCTATGCAGCAAGGAATACTTGATATTGTAGAAGTTCAGCAAACAAGAATTAAATTAACATGCACTCTGGGTCAAATAGTTTTATATGAAATGATATTAAATACTGATAAATATCCAATTGTTCCTGTACCAAATATTTGGACAAATACTCCGTATCCAATGAGTGATGTTAGAAAGAATAAAGATTTTCAAAGATTTTTAAATAAAACAATGTCATTAATAACTTCACATGCGCAAGCATCTTCTGGTTTAAAATTATTAATACCACAAGGGAGTGTTGATGATATAGAAGAATTAGAAAGAGATTGGGCAAATCCAAATGCAACGATAGAATATGACCCATCATTTGGTGAGCCACATTTTCCTTCACCTCAACCATTGTCTAATTCAGTTATGCAATTGCCTCAGTTAGTTGAAAAATATATGGATTTAAATATGGGTATATTTGAAATGATGCAAGGTAATACTGAAGCAGCGCCAAAAACATCTTCAGCTACAATGATGCTGGAGGATTTTGGTCAAAGAAGAAGTAAATCAAAATTAAGAGATATTGAAGGTTCTTTAAAAAGATTAGGACAAGTTATTTATAATTTATCTAAAGAACATTATACATATAAAAAAGTATTTAGAATAGTTCAGCCAAATAATGATATGTCTGAATATATGGTAAATCATTATAATGATAAATCGCAAGCTATTGGTGAAATGATGAATGATTTAACTGTTGGACAATACGATATAAATATTATTGGCAATTCAACTATGCCTTCAAATAGATGGGGAGAATGGTCAATTTATATGGAAGCATATCAAGCTGGTCTTATTGATAGAACAGAAGCTTTAATGAAAACAGATATATTTGATAAAGAAGGCGTATTGCAGCGAATGGATATTGTGCAACAATTACAAGGACAATTACAACAAGCTCAAGAAGCCGTTAAGAATTTACAAGGTGATTTACAAACAGCTCACAGAGAGTCAATCTCAGCAAGGAAGCGTACAGAAGTTGAGAAATTCAAAACTGAGTTAAAATCACAGGAATCAGAAGCCAAATCTGCTAATAGAACAGCAGTTGGTAAACTCGAAAATGCAGTCAAGCTCGAAGCAGAGAAGCTACGATTACGTGGCGAAGCTCAAGGAAAGCAAGAGAAATTGCAAAGAAAAGGAGAATAGTATGGATAACGCATTAGAAAATAACAATCTTGAAGAAGGTCAAGTTACTGATAATGTAGGGCAAGATGAAGCAACTCAGCAACAAGAATCTAATAGTGATTGGGAGTCACAGGCCAAGTACTTTCAGTCAGAAAAAGATAAACTTCATGTTGAAAACCAAAAGTTAAAACAATATGAACAAGTTGGTAAAATGTTGGAATCACGACCAGATATAGTTAATACTATATCAACAATGGTACAAGGTGGTCAACCAACCCAACCTGAACGCATTGAGTTATCTAAGGATGAGTTTGACCCATGGGAAGCCTATAATGACCCATCGTCTAGGTCGTATTTATATCGACAACAAGAGTTACAAGACACTATTAATAATGCAGTACAAAGCCAAGTAGGAGAAGTTCAAAAAGAAGTTGGTATGTCTAAACTTCAAACTGAACTTGCTAATAAAGGATTAAATCCTGAGCAAATACAATCATTTGTAGACTTTGCAAGTAAAAATCCTGCTGAATATGGTATTGATGGTGCAATTAATATGTGGCAAGCAGTAACTCAACAACCGACTGAAAGTGAAAATAATACTGAAGGAAACTTCAATCCTCTAGATTCAATTCGTCAAAATCAAAATGCTCCTCAACAAGCTGGTGTTTTAAATGGAGAGCAACCTATGAGAAAAAGTGAAGAAGAATCTATGTGGGAATCTATTAAAAAAGCTGGAAGTCGAACAAGTGTATTATAAATGATAAATTAAAAGGAGAAATGTAATGGCAAATTACAATAGTGGTGTAGTAAATGCAGGCACTCCTGGAAATCAGACGGCTTTAAGTTTATCGCTAGGTTCAAGACGATTATATGATTTTAGTGATAGGGTAGCAGAGTTATCTCCAGAAGAGTCTCCATTTTTTACATACTTATCAAAAGTAGCAAAGGTAGCCACAACAGATTCTCAGTTTAGATTCTTAGAAGACAGAACTAAAATGGCTTATACAGATAGAAGTTTTGTAATTAGTACTAATCTTGCAGCAGTAAGTGCAGATGCTACAGTTACAGCAACAATATCTGCAGCTCAACCATGGCTTATTAAAGGTATGGTTATTTCTGTTGAATCTTTAACTGGAAATAGTGGAGCACCTAATCATGCAAATGCAATCATAACAGCAGTTAACTCTTCAACATCTATTGATATTAAATGGTTGACTAATCCTGGTACAGATGCTGACGCAGGAGCTAATGCTAAAGCAACGGTTATTGGAACAGCTTTTGCTGAAGGAACTGGTGCACCAGATGTATGGTCACAAGAACTAGACCATGATTATGGTTATACTCAAATATTTAAAACAGCATGCGAAATGAGTAATACTGCTCGTGCAACTGTTTATAAAGGGTATGCTAATGAATGGGAAAGAATATGGAATCTTAAATTAAGAGAACATAAAGTTGATATTGAACGTGCAATGTTATTTGGACAAAGAGCATCTTCAGGTGGTGTTAATTATACTGAAGGTATTTGTGGACATATTGTTGCAAATGGTCAATCTCAAACAATAGAAGACTCTGAGCAATTAACATATACAGAAGGTCAAGCTTACTTGAAAACAGTAGCAGCTGCTTCATTAACTTATGATGTTTTATTAAGAGACCTTGAAGTAGTATTCGACCCTGCAAGAGGTGGAAATACAAGTAAATTAGCTTTGGCTT